TCTGATCTGATGGGAGTATACGACATCATCACGTGTTTGTCAAGCCCCAAAGGTAACGTGTATCTACCTCCGCCCCTGCACCTGCCGCAAAACGTGGCCCGACACAAGCCCTGGTGCGAGGCCAGGGCTCGATGGCAATGGGAGTATGGAAGAGGCGAGCGAGCCCAAGGAACCAGGCACGGGCACAGGCACGCGCCCAGGCGCCCCGCGGCGGGCGCAGGCGGGCGCGAGGGGGTATGGCTTGGGGGTATATATATATAGCTATAGGTACCCGTGCCAGACTTTTCTTGATAAAGGCCTCTATCTAATCTGGAGCATCTTGTTATATTTCATGAAATCCCTAAGTATTTCAATGAAATACAGATACTAGGTTCTAGTACTAGATACTAGATACTAGGTACTAGATACTAGTAGTATTTCAATAACACACCCCCCTAAAGGGGTGTGTGTGTTATATATATATATTACTTATATGAAATGGGTGGAATGTGTGTGGTGTATCACCTGGCTTGTTTCTTGGTATACTTGGGGTATGCCTCCATGCAGAAAGTATTCAGATGGTGAGGTATCCTCGGCGCTTTCGGGGTATGTGTTGGGGCATTCTCAGAGGGTAATTGCCCGGGTGCTATCTATTCCGAGGGAGACTATCAGGGCATGGATAGGGGGGTATTGTGCTGGCAGGATACCGATCATGGTTAGGAGCCATGCTCACCACTGGATAATTGAGAGGCCAACGGGGGCTATTTCTTCGGGGGTATGCAAGGTATGTTTTAGTCGGCGCGATTTCAGGAACTCGTTATGTGATGAGGGTCAGGGTTGGTTGGGGAGTGCTGGACTGGCGTTTGAGAGGGAGGTCAGATGGGCAGGTTCTTAGGCAAGTTAAGGCCCCAGATATTTTTAGCGTTAATGATGCTTGGTATAATTGCCGGGATCGGGATGTACCGAGACCTCAACGAGGTGGCTGTGGGTTGCATCGCGGGGATAATCGCGCTTGCCAAGGACGTGTTGCAGTCCGATGTTTAGTTCCCGCGAGCGAGAGTCTATCCCGGGAAAGACGGAGCTACGCAAGAAGATCGATGAGTTCTGCGAAGAGAATTGGCCTGACGAAGAGATACTGTTGTTTGGTGATGTGGATGGTGATCCTTACGACACAGGCCTCATCGGTATTGGATACCAGCAATACAAAGAGCATATACCAGACCAAACTGCCACAAGTGCCACAAGTGCCACCCCTAATACGAATAACGTGGCAGATGTGGCAGTTGAACCAGACTATAACTCGTTCAGGAAAAACCCCAATGTTTAGCTCATAGATTCGTTTATTTGGCGGAGGAAGTATGACTAGTGGAAAGTCCAAGAAGAGGGTAGATACCGACTCGGACGCTACCCAGGCCAGGCAGAGCGCGTTTATCGCCGCCTATGGTGAGGTTGGCTCCATACGAAGGGCTTCTGAGGCTGCGTCGGTGTCCCGGTCCACGGTGGCGGGCTGGATCAGCAAGGATATATACAACTTCAAGACCAAGTACGAGACTGCCCGTGAGATGTTCCGGGAGTTCCTCCAGGACGTTGCTGTCCAGAGGGTTGGGGACCAGGGTCCGAGGGACAACCCGTTATTGTTGATAACGCTGCTCAACGCCCATTGGCCTGAGAAGTATCGTCGGGACGCGAACGTGGTTACCAACGAGGTCAAGGAGATGATGAGTGAGTGGAAGCGGTACGTTCGTGAGAGTAACCGCAAGACCAAGCCTTCTCCTGAGCTAAAGGAGGCCGAGGAGGCTAGGAAGAATGCCATGAACGAGGTTGAGCACATCCTATCGAGAAAGAGACAGGATGACTCTGGCACAGAGTGACGCCCCGCACATCACCGAGTACCTATTTTCCAAGCTCGCGTTCGAGCCCACAGGTAAGCAGGAGCCTATCCTCAACTGCCGTAAGCGGTTCATCCTCGTCGCCGGTGGGGAGCAGGCAGGGAAGTCCATAGTCGCGTCCAAGTACCTCGTGTCCCGGTTTCTTGAGACAGAGGGGGCAGGGCTTTACTGGCTCGTCGCCGCAGACTACGAACGCACACGGGCCGAGTTCGAGTACCTGATCCAGGACTTCGCCACGCTGGGCATACTGGCCGAGGCGTCAAAGCGCGTGGACCCGGGACGTATCGTCCTTGCCGACGGCACCCGCATCGAGACCAAGTCCGCTAAGGACCCCAGAACCCTCGCCATGAGGGCGCCCGACGGGATCATCGGGTGCGAAGCCTCCCAGCTCGACCTCGAATCCTTCCACCGCATGAGGAGCCGGTGCGCCCCAAAGAGGGGCTGGCTCTTCCTCGCAGGTACCTTCGAGGGCAGCCTCGGCTGGTACCCCCAACTCTTCCACACCTGGCAGTATGGCACGGAGGACGAGCAGAGCTTCTCCCTGCCTAGCTATAGCAATGTCTATCTCTATCCCGGTGGCAAGTCAGACCCCGAGATACTCAAACTGAAGGCAATGGCCTCCGACGAGTTCTTCATGGAGCGCATCGAGGGCATCCCCTCACCGCCGCAAGGGCTCGTCTTCGGGGAGTTTCGCCCAGACGTGCACATCAGCGAGAACGCCAAGTGGTCCGTCGGGAACCCCGTCCAACTCTGGATCGACCCCGGATATGCCGGGGCCTATGCCGTCGAGGTCGTACAGGAAATCAACGGACAGGTCTGCGTCATAGATGAGATATACGAGCAGGGACTCATCACCTCGGAGATCATCAATATCGCCCAGTCCCGCCCCTGGTGGAAAGATGTCGCCGGTGGCGTTATTGACATCGCCGGGTACCAGCATCAGGCTATGTCCGCCCCCGCAGAGATATGGCTCTCCGAGACAGGTGTGTACCTCTCAGCACAGAAAATCAGGATCAATGAGGGCACTGAACGGCTAAAGAGCTTTCTGAAGCTCAACCCTGTTTCTAATGCCCCAAAAATCATCTTCAGCCCAACTTGTCACGGGATCCTGTCTGAGTTCGGGTCCGTGCCGTCACCTCTGGACGGGCAAACAAGAGCCTATCGCTGGAAGATGGACAGAGATGGTAATATAGTGGGGGAGTCTCCTGAAGATAAGAATAACCACGGGGTCAAGGCAGTTGTGTACGGCCTCGTTGACAAGTTCGGCTACGGCCACATCGGCAACCAGGACTTTATCAAGGTCAAGAGGTGGGCATAGATGGCCCGACGAACAGTAGAAGAGATCCTCGACCTGGTTGAAGGGCACCAAGAGGCCACGCAGTCCCTGCGGTCCCGCATGGACGCAGATCATCGACTCTACCGTCTAGAGCCTTATGACGCAGGCGACGGGTATCGGAGCTATACGTCCAACGAGCCGCAGACCTATGCGGACAAGGTCGTCTCATGGCTCAGTGGTGCCAACACGGTCATTCGCATCCCGCCCAACGGGAACCCCCGCAACTCCCGAGAGGTGAACAACGACAAGGAGCGGTTCCTCATCGGGGCGCTCAAGTCGGCTGATGACCGCCTCGCCTCCAGGCTCCTGCCCAGCCTCCACAGCCAACTCGCCTGGTACATCACCCTCCGGGGGTGGTACGCAGGCAGGGCGCTGCTCGTCAAACGAGACGAGGAGACCACCTACGTGGACGTTACCCCGTGGGACCCGATGCACACCTACTGGGGCACCGATGCCGACGGGGTTGCCTGGGCATGTTACAAGACCAAGAAGGCCCAGGCTGATATAGAGAGGCAGTACAACGTCCGCCTGGGCACCGGGCGGAAGGATTCGGACGGGGTAGATGTCTATGACTTCTATGACCGTGAGGATAACTTCGTGGTCGTCCCGGGCCGCTTCATAAAGAAACGGACAAGACACACCCCCGGTGACACGTCCGAGTGCGGCATCGTGCCCATCTTCCTTGGACCCGTCGGGGCAAACCCCCTCGTGCAGGCTATGGAGTGGTCCTCAATCGAGGATACCTACGAGGACTACGGGGAGTCCGTGTTCAAGTCTACACGGGACATATACCAGAACCATAACTTTATGATGAGCGTCATGCTGGAGCTGACCGCCAGGTCCCGGAAGCAGGGCCTGAAGATCACCTCCCGGGACGGGACTAAGACCCTTGAGGAAGACCCGTACAAAGAGGGGACCGAGATATCCCTGTCACAGGGCGAGGACGTGGAGCCCCTGGGCCTCCTGGAAGTGGCCCGGGAGACCGGGGCATACATGGGCCTCGTCTCCGGGGAGATGCAGCGTGGCTCCATCCCCCACTCAATCTATGGGGAACTTCAGTTCCAACTCTCCGGGTTTGCCATCAACACTCTCAAACAGGGCGTTGAGACTATCCTCACACCACGGATTCTCGCTATGGAACGGGCCTATGCCCAGATAGCCAACCTGCTCTGCGACCAGTACTCGTCTGGAGCCTTCACGGCAATGGAGCTGTCAGGGCGAGACAACAACCGTATGTACTTCTCAGAGACCATCACGCCATCCAGGGTCAAGGAGGGCGGCGATATTGAGGTCTCCGTCGTGGCAAGGCTGCCGCAGGACGATATGGTGAAGTACTCGATGGCCCAGATCGCAAGGGAGGGACCGACACCCCTCATGCCCGACCTGTGGATCCGGGACAAGGTCCTGGGA